TATGTATCTCGATCCTCCTTATGACATTAAGGATAATCTCTATGGGAACAGAGGTTCAATGCATAAAGGATTTGATCACGATAAGTTTGCTGCTGATTGTGATGTTAACAATGTGGATATGATGGTCAGTTATAATTCAAGTCAACTTATCAAAGAAAGATTTAAAAACTGGAAGGCAATTGAGTTTTCTCACACATATACAATGAGGTCTGTTGGAGATTATATGAAAGACCAACATGAACGAAAAGAATTAGTATTGATTAATTATGAGTTATGAATTGAAAGATTGGTTAAATTCAATTAACCAATCCAAAACCAATATTATGGACGAAGACCCCTCTTCTACAAAGGAATATCCTCCATATATTATTAATAGATGCTTGTCTGGACATATTGATTGTTTGATGTATGCTAATGAAATGAATAAGTATCACTCATTAGATAAAAAACTCCAATATGACTTTTTTATAAATACTTTGAGACCAAAGAAAAGATTTTCTCCTTGGATTAAAAAAGAAGAAATCAAAGACCTTGAAGTAGTCAAATCTTACTATAAGTATAGTAATGAAAAAGCAAAACAAGCTTTGAAAATCCTTTCTAAAGAACAAATTAAATTTATTAAATCAAAACTTGAAACTGGAGGAAGAAAATGAGCGTTGTAAATGAACCTGAAGTGAAATGGTCCCCAGACCAAATGGTAGAAGTATTTCTAAATGAACCTGATGATTTCTTGAAGGTTCGTGAAACACTTACAAGAATTGGAGTTGCTTCTCGCAAAGAGAGAAAAATTTACCAATCTTGTCACATTCTTCATAAACAGGGTAAATACTATCTTGTTCATTTTAAAGAACTGTTTGCCCTTGATGGTAAGCACGCTAATTTGACTGTAAATGATGTGCAGAGAAGGAATAGAATTGCTCAACTTCTTGCAGATTGGGGTTTAATTACTGTCAAAGATGTTACTAAAATTCAAGACATTGCTCCATTGAATCAAATCAAAGTCTTATCTTACAAAGATAAAGATGAATGGATTCTTGAAACCAAGTATAATATTGGTTCTAAAAAGAAAAGAGTAGAGGAAACTGAATAATTTTGTGGGGAATTCAACACTCCCTTTTTTATTGTATGTGATATAATTAGTATTGGATGCCTTAGGGATCCACAAATCACAAACTCGCTTAAAAAAAGGAGCTACCATAATGACTAACCTTGCAACCTCACGGTTTACATCTGCGGATCTTCCTGCTCTAATGGATAGGATTACTCGCAATAGTATTGGAATGGATGAGTATTTTGATAGATTGTTTAATCTTCATGAAACAACATCAAATTATCCACCCTATAATCTAATTCAGGTAAATAATGTAGAATCTCATTTAGAGATTGCACTTGCGGGATTCAAAAGGGAGGAAGTAAATGTCTTCACAGAGTATGGAAAACTTTTTGTCGAAGGACAAAAATCAGATACTGAATCGGATAGGACGTTTGTCCACAAGGGTTTGGCTCAACGAAGTTTCAAAAGAGCATGGACACTCTCAGATGACACAGAGGTCAGAGAAGTCATCTTTGAAGATGGATTACTTGTCATTCGATTAGGAAAGATTGTTCCAGAGCATCATACACGTAAAAATTATCTCTAAATATAATTGAATATCGTTGCCGCTGGGGGAAGGATGACTAAGACCATCCACTTCCCCCTTTTTTATAAATATCAATAAAAGGATTTGATGAAGACATATACTGGGTTTTTTAAAGAATCTATATCTTTCCAAATACATAATCAATTAAATCCTACTTTTTGGGATGGTGAAGTTTTGCGTCCTAAAGTTAGATCGCAACTCAAAAAAATTGCCATGGCTTGGATTGATTATGTTGGTTTAAATAAAAATTCTGTAGAAGATATTTTACTTCTTGGTGGTAATGCAGGATATAACTACACAAAGTATTCTGATTTGGATTTGCATGTAGTCATTGATATGGATAAAGCACCAGATTGTCCAGATTTGCTTTCTGATTACTTTAAAGATAAAAAACAACTTTGGACATTAACACATGATATAAAAATCTATGGACATTCTGTAGAACCTTATATTGAAGAAGTTGGAAAGAAAAGAAGAAAAAATCAAGGGGTGTATTCAGTTAAGAATAACAAATGGATTGTTTTTCCTGGCAAGTTTGATGGTACTGTAGATAGGGACTTGCTAAAAACAAAGGTTTCTGATATGATGAGAAAGATTGACAGCGTTATTAAAACCGGAAACAATGTTTCTGTGTTGGAAAATCTTCTGAAAAAAATCAGAGATATGAGAAATGCTGGGTTAGATAAATCTGGCGAGTTTGCTTTTGAAAATCTTGTATTCAAAGAATTGAGAAATAAAGGATACATAGACAAACTTGCTGATTATATTATAAAATTACAAGATAAATCATTAACTTTAGAAAATTATGTCTGTTAAACTTTTGATTCTAAAATCATATGAAGATGTGATTGCTGATGTAAAAGAAATGCTCTCTGGTGATAAGGTTGTAGGATATGTTTTAAATAATCCATATCTGATTAGACTTGAAGATAACACTGAAGATTTGCCAGCAAGAGTTTCTTTTTATCCTTATGTTCCACTTTCAAAGGATAAAAATATTCCAATTCCTTGTGATTGGGTAGTGTCTATTGTGGAACCCCTTGATGAAGTAAAAGATTCTTATTTGGAGCGATTGAATGCAAAACCTGAAAATTCTGATTCTGAAGAATGATACAATTCTAATTACTGAAGTTCATGAAATAGAAACTGAACTTGGTGGACCAGATTGTAAATTAGTAAATCCTTGTCAGATGATTGTTTCTGATGAAGCAGTATATGATATGAGGAAGTGGCCAGTCTTTACTGACCAAAAAGAACTAATGATTCATTCTGATTCTATCTTTACTATTGTAGACCCTAAACCTGACCAAATTGAACTTTATTTGAAGACTATTAAATGAACTTTTACACGAATGTAGTTCTTGTTGGAAATGAAATACTTTCCAGAGGGTATTCTAACGGAAAACATTATAAAAACAGAGAGGATTTTTATCCAACTCTTTATGTTCAGACGAATAAAAAGACTAAGTTTAAAACCCTTGAAGGTAATTATGTAGAAGAAGTTAAACCAGGAACTATTCGTGAAACAAGAGATTTTATTAAAAGATATGAAAATGTAGAAAATTTTCAACTATCTGGAAATACCAGATACATCAATCAATATATTACAGAAAACTATCCTGATGAAATCAAGTTTGATATTTCTAAAATTAGATTGATTACTATTGACATTGAGGTTGCTTCTGAAAATGGGTTTCCTGATGTTAAGAGTTGTGCAGAAGAACTTCTGACAATTACTATTCAAGATTATAATACAAAAGAGATTACTACTTGGGGAGTAAAACCATTCAATAACAAACAAAAAAATGTAACTTATCATTTGTGTTCTGGAGAAGCAGACCTGTTAGACCAGTTTATTTTCTGGTGGGAAAACTATTCTCCAGAAGTTATTACTGGTTGGAACTGTGATTTGTATGATATTCCATACATCTATGGAAGGATGTGTAGAATTATTGGTGAGAAAGTTGCTAAACAACTTTCTCCTTGGGGAATTGTCACAGAAAATGAAGTCTTCATAAAAGGTAGGACTCATAGTAGATATGATATTGCTGGGGTAACTATTCTTGACTATCTTGAACTTTATAAGAAATTTACATATAAAGCACAAGAATCATATCGTCTGGACCACATTGCTGATGTAGAGCTTGGTCAGAAAAAACTTGACCACTCTGAGTTTGATACTTTTAAAGAGTTTTATACCAAAGGTTGGCAGAAGTTTGTTGAATACAACATCGTTGACGTGGAACTTGTTGACCGTTTGGAAGACAAGATGAAACTGATTGAGTTGGCAATTACTATGGCTTATGATGCTAAAGTAAATTATAATGATGTATTCTTTCAGGTAAGGACTTGGGATTCTATTATCTACAATTATTTGAAGGAACGAAATATTGTTATTCCTTTCAAAAAAGAAACTAAAAAAGATGCTAAGTTTGCTGGTGCTTATGTAAAAGAACCTATTCCTGGAAAGTATGATTGGGTTGTGTCTTTTGACCTCAACTCCCTATATCCACACCTTCTGATGATGTATAACATTAGTCCAGAAACTTATGTTGGTATGAAACATCCAACAGCAACTGTTGATAGGATTTTGCAACAATCTATAGATTTTTCTGATTACAAAGACTATGCAGTTTGTGCTAATGGTGCAATGTATAGAAAGGATATTAAAGGATTTCTTCCAGAGTTGATGGAAAAGATGTATAGTGATCGTGTCATCTATAAAAAGAAGATGCTTGTTGCTAAACAACAGTATGAAAAAACTCCCACTAAAGAGTTGGAAAAAGAAATTGCCAGATGTAATAACATTCAGATGGCAAAGAAGATTTCTCTAAACTCTGCTTATGGTGCTGTTGGCAATGAATACTTCAGATACTTCAAGTTGGAAAATGCAGAAGCAGTTACACTTTCTGGTCAAGTTTCAATTAGATGGATTGAAAATAAACTTAATGAATATCTGAACAAACTTCTCAAAACTGATGAGGTAGATTATGTTATTGCTGTGGATACTGATTCCGTGTATCTTAATATGGGTCCTTTGGTTGAAATTATATTCAAGGGACGAGAGAAAACTACTGAAAGCATTGTCACGTTCCTTGATAAGATCTGTCAGGTGGAACTTGAAAAGTATATTGAAGGTTGCTACCAAGAACTGGCGAACTATGTAAATGCCTATGAACAGAAGATGCAGATGAAGCGTGAGAACATTGCTGATCGTGGAATCTGGACTGCCAAGAAAAGATACATTCTCAATGTCTGGGATAGTGAAGGTGTTAGATATGAAACTCCTAAACTGAAGATGATGGGTATTGAGGCAGTTAAATCTTCAACTCCTGCTCCTTGTAGGGTGAAAATTAAAGAAGCACTCAATATCATTATGACTAAGACTGAAGATGAGTTGATTGATTTTGTGAGTAATTTTAAGAAAGAGTTTTCTAATCTTAACCCAGAAGACATTGCTTTTCCCAGATCAGTTAATGAACTTCTTAAGTATAAGTCAAATCAAACAATTTATAGTAAAGGAACCCCTATTCACACCAGAGGAGCTTTGTTGTATAATCACTATATCAAAGATAAAAGTTTGGACTCAAAATATCCATTGATTAACAATGGTGAAAAAATCAAGTTCATTTTTCTAAAGAAGGCAAACCCAATTAGAGAAAATGTAATCTCATTCATTCAACAGTTTCCCAAGGAACTTGGATTAGTCAAATATGTAGATTATGATTTACAATTTGAAAAGAGTTTTATTGAACCACTCAAAAGCATTCTAAACTGTATTGGTTGGAATGTAGAAAAAACAACAACATTAGATTCACTTTTTGCATAACTATGGACTTTCTTAAAGATATCGTAAAGGAAATTGGTGGAGAATACACAC